GATAGATGGACACGAGAGAGTTTGGCAGGCGCTTCAGGCCGGGGTTGAGGTTCCGTATGTGCAGGTTGACGTATCCGAGAACGAGGAGCGGACGCTACTGACCACGCTTGACCCTATCGGGGCGCTCGCGGAAACCGACCGGGAGAAGCTCGCGGCGCTCATGGCAGATGTCCGGAGCGACGACGCGAGAGTGCAGGAGTTGATCGCCGGGATCGCGGAACGGGAGAACATCGTCCTGCCAGATGAGACGGGGCATGTTCCGCTTGATGACGTGCCACCCGAAATTGACCGCGCGGAGGAACTGCAAAAGGAATGGGGAACGGAACGCGGGCAAGTGTGGACGTGCGGCAAACACCGCATAATGTGCGGGGATAGCACGAGCGCGGAAGACGTGGCAACGCTCATGGATGGGAAAAAGGCGAGGATGATATGGAGCGACCCTCCATACGGTGTCAATTACGGGAACCACGGGAACGATAAATGGGGCAAGCACAAACCCATCGAGAACGATAATCTTAGCGACGCAAACATGGCAGAATTCTGGTGTACAGCATACTCGAACATTGCAAAATACTGCGACGGTGATCTTTATATAGCGGCCCCGCCGGGGCCGCCACTCAGAACACTAGACGTATCAATGGACGCGAATACTCCTTGGGAGCGTCACCAGTGGCTTGTCTGGGTCAAGGATAGGCTCGTGCTCGGTAGAAGCAATTATCACTATCGGCATGAGCAGATTTGGTATGGATGGCTGAAGAAGGGGAAATCGTCATTCTCTGGAGATCGGACGCATGACAGCGTGTTCGATGTCCCGCGCCCGTCTGTTTCTGATGAACACCCAACCATGAAGCCGGTGGAACTCGTCGCCGCTATGGTGGGAAACAGCAGCGGAACAGGGGATGTAGTATCAGATATATTCCTCGGCTCTGGCACAACGCTCATCGCCGCCGAACAGACAGGCCGCGTATGCTACGGCATGGAAATATCGCCCGCATACGTCGCGGTGACGCTGCAACGATACAAGGACGTGACGGGTAACACGCCGGTGCTGACATGACCGCCACCCGCCGCCCTGTTGGCCGCCCGCGCAAGGACGTGAACCCGGAGCTTGTCGAGGCGCTTGCCCGGATACAGTGCACCGACTCGGAAATCGCGGCGGTGCTGGACGTGAACGAGGCGACGATCAAGCGCAATTTTGCGCCCCTCCTCAAAAAGGGCCGTGAAGCCGGCAAGCAGTCGCTCAAGCGGATGCAGTACAAGCTGGCCGAGGAAGGCAACGCGACGATGCAGATATGGCTGGGGAAGCAGTACCTCGGGCAGAAGGACAAGGTGGAGACCGAACACACTGGTAAGGGCGGCGGCCCGATAGCGGTGAACGTCTCGCACCGCGTGACGTCATTCGATTGGGGATCGTTCAGACAGGAGCTTGAGTATCAAAAACAGCGTGCTGTGGAGTCAGAGGGCGGAGGAGACACTCAGGGTGACGGTGCTTGAGAACCCGTACATCAAGCACGTGCCGTTCGCACGTCAGGCCGCCTTCCTCGTGCTGCCACACGAGGAGATTCTTTACGGCGGTGCCGCCGGCGGTGGAAAGTCTGACGCCCTGCTCATGGCTGCGCTCCAGTTCGTGCATGTGCCAGGATACGCGGCAATTCTTTTCCGCCGTACGTATGCCGATCTGGCCTTGCCCGGCGCGTTGATGGACAGGGCACACGACTGGCTTGATGGAACCGATGCTCACTGGAATGAAACACAAAAGACATGGACGTTTCCGACAGGAGCATCGTTGTCATTCGGATACCTGGACCACGAGGATACACGGTATCGGTACCAGAGCGCCGAGTTTCAGTTCGTCGGATTCGACGAGTTGACCCAGTTCTCCGAGACACAGTATACCTACCTGTTTTCTCGTCTGCGTCGGCTGGAAGGTTGTGACGTGCCGATTCGCATGCGTGCAGGTACTAACCCTGGCGGACTGGGGCACGACTGGGTAAACAGACGGTTCGGTTGCGACGGAAAAACGCCGCGTCCGGCTACGCGCTTCTTTGTTCCGGCGGTGGCGGCGGAGAATATCTATCTCGACAGGGAAGCCTATGCAACCGCCCTCGCCAACCTTGACCCGATAACCCGCGCGCAGCTTGCGAACGGCGACTGGGCAACGCTTGCCAGCCCCGGCGCGCTCTGGAAGTACGAATGGATTGGTGACAGTCGGCTTCCGATGGAAAAACGCGAGGAAATCCTGAAGACCGCGAAGCGCATCGTCGTCGGTATTGACCCTGCTGTCACCAGCACGGAACATTCCGACGAGAATGGCATCGTCGTGTGCGCGCGCGGTGCTGACAATCGAGGCTACGTCATCGCAGACCGTTCCATGCGCGGCTCTCCACTTGCATGGGCGTCGCGCGCGATCGGTGCGTACGAAGAGTTCGGGGCGGATCGCATCATCGCGGAAACGAACCAGGGCGGTGAAATGGTGCTTCATACCCTGCGCACGGTGCGGCGTGACGTAGTCGTTGATGGTATCGTCGCCCGGCGTGGCAAGGCATTGCGTGCGGATCCGATTGCGAGCATGTACGAGCAGGGCCTGATCTCACACGTCGGTTCTTTCCCAGAACTCGAGGGGCAAATGCTCTCATGGGTTCCAGGCGAAGGCGACAGTCCCGACCGCGTTGACGCGCTCGTGCACGCGCTGACTTATTTATTCCCACAGAACACAGAATCCAAGGTGTGGATATTATGAGACTTTGGCCATTCTCCTGGAATAAGCGCGAGACACGTTCCGCAGTCGTCACTGACTCCTTTATGGCAGACTGGATGAGTTCTTCCGCTGGGACATTGAAAGGATTCAAGGCAACAATCGACACGGGTTACAAGCAGAACCCTACGGCGTACGGTGCTATCAGATTGATTGCGGACAACGTCGCACGAATCCCGTTAATCGTATACGAAGACCGAGGAAGCGAACTGGTTGAAGTGGGACCAAGTCACCCGGCACAGAAGACCATTGATCGCCCCAATGCGACGTACAACGGCGTACGGTTTCGGCAGGCGTTGATGACGGATTTGATGCTCGCTGGAAGCTACTACGCGCAGGACACGGTAACCAGCGTGCAGAGCTTCCAGCATTTCATTTATCGTCTTCGCCCGGATTGGGTGACACCGAAACTGAATGCACAGAAAACCGCCATTGAAGCGTTTGAATACAGCCCGAATGGGAGCACCAAGGGTATTCTGATAGCGGCGGAAGACGTCTTGCACGGATGGTTTATCGATCCGCTTGACGATACCAAGGGTTTTGCTCCCATCAAGGTGGCTACGGCGTCCATTGGACTGGCGAATGACGCTCGCACCTGGAACTCTTCCCTCATGGCGAATAAAGGGCAACATTCCAACCTCATAAAGGTGAACGGGGATATGCCGCCGGAGGAAGAGAAGGCGCTCCGCGAATCGTTCTCCGCGAAGTTCTCCGGTAAAGACAACGCGGGTAAAAGCATCGTGATCAGGAACGGAGAAATCGACGTCGTGCCATTGAATCTCAGCCCCGCGGACGTGGAATGGGTTGAGGGTGTGAAACTCACCTTGAGAGACGTCGCCACGGCGCTGTTCGTGCCTTCCGTTCTCCTGAATGACACGGAGAACAACACATACAGCAACTATTCCGCCGCAATCCGCATTTTCTACACCATGACCGTGTTTCCACTTCTGGACATGCTATGCGATGATCTCACGTGGTTCCTTGTGGCGCGGTTCGGAGATTCAATTCGGGTTCGGTATAACGCCGACGAGGTTCCCGCGCTCCAGCAGAATCGCGAGGAAAAGTGGCAACAGGTGCAGAACGTGGACTGGCTCACCATAAATGAAAAACGGGAGTTCCTCGGTTGGGGTAAGCTGGAGGAGCCGGACGCAGATAAGGTCTGGATACCGGCGACTCTGGTGCCCCTGGGCGCGGAGATACCGGATTTTCCGGATAACACCGAAGGGCGCGGCGGTGTTACCAGACTCGAAACCCGCGCCGCCAAGCGCCCTCGCGCGTGGCTTGCAATAGAACGCATGCGGTCGCCGCTCTATAAGAGCGTGGAGCGCCGGGTAGCTGACTACTTCCGGGGGGAGTTGCGCGATTTGCAGGCAGTACTCGCGGACTCCACACCCGCGACGGTATCCGACAAGCTGGAAGCCGTAGTTGACGGACGCCAGAATGAACTCCGGAGGATGCTGGAGAGCGTGACTACCGGCATTGCGAACAGATTTGCCGGGCACACGTATGACAAGCTGAACGGCAAGAAATCACGGGCGGAGATTGATCCGTGGTCAACCTACATCACGTCATGGATCTCAAACAACGCGGCGGAAAAGGTCACGCAGATCACCGATACGACACGCGGGCAGATACGTGAGACGCTCGCTGAGGGCGTGGCCGCGGGTGAACATATCCGGGAACTGGCCAGCCGCATTGACGCGCTCTACTTGACGCAGATCATTCCGAACCGTTCGCAGACGATAGCACGCACGGAGGTCTTGGCTGCGTCGAACCTCGGCAGCCAAGCCGGCGCGCGAGCTACCGGGCTGCCCTTAAAAAAAAAGTGGCTTTCGACTCCGGACCCTCGAACGAGGATGAGCCATTCGATAGCGAACGGCCAGGAACGGAACATGGAAGAGCCTTATGAGTTGTCTGGCGGCAAGTTGATGTTTCCAGGTGACGGGTCACTAGGTGCCGAAGCGGGCGAAATCGTGAACTGCCGCTGCACAGAGGTGTATGAAGTGCAGCAACGCACTCCGGCCGGTGGCGTCGGAACAATGCCAGTGGTCAAGCCACCAGCGAAAGTGATGCCTTCTCCTCCGGCACCAAAAGTTCCCACATTTACCAATTTGCCTGAAGCGGAAGCGTGGTTCAAGGTCAATATGGGAATCACGAGGGTTGTTAACGAAGCAGGTTTATCCGAGGCTGGAGCAACGAAGAGGCTAGCGCGGATTGCGTCAGAGTTTTCTCGCCTCAAATCAGAATACCCGAGCATGCCTTCTCCGACATTTGATTCCATCATACTGACCAAAGACGAAAACAAGTCAACATTCT